AAATATTGAACAACCGCATCCATTTGCTGTTGCTTTGCACGATCAACTGTTGTACCTGCCCATGTTTCCCAATAAGTTTTGCTTACTGGTGATGGTACTGATGCAACACCAGTAGTTAAGCCAAGACCTGCATTTGCAGTACCTGCTCCAATTTCATAAGTCCATGTTGCTGGGTTTGTTAAAATTGTTAATACTAAATGGCTGTTTTCGTCTTTAGATGCTGTTACGCCTGCAATAGCTGCATCGTTAATGTCTGCAATAACAGAATTTAAATTTGTTCCTGATGTGCCAAGAACTACAGTAGTTCCTTGAATTATAACAGTATCGCCAACATTAATTACTGGTGACACTATTGTACCAATTACTGTTGCTGTTGGTGTAGTTGTAGTCATATTAGTTTTATTAGCAATAGTGAGTTCATATGCGCCAGTTGCACTTACTGTAATTATTTCTTGCATGATTGCTGTACACTCATTAAAAATAATTAGATCTTGGTGGCTTTTTGCTCGTGCCTGCGATGCGTTTAATCCCATACTCATTTGCTTAACTCTTTTTTCACTTGCTTTTGTGCCATTTTACTGACAACTTTATTATCCTTTTCAGGATCTGGTTTATCGTAATCACTGTGACTTTGGTCACTATCTGAATTAAAAAATACAACGTTATCCTTGATGTTTCTAACAATTGCGAGGTTATCAAGGAGATCAAATAGTGACCCATCATCAATATCATATCCCTCCGAAGCCAATTCTGCAATAATAGCATCAAAGCTAATACTGTCAATACCTTCTCCAGTCATTGTTGTTAAAATATCAATAACAGACTGTGTAGGGTCAGATGGTTCTTCGTTTAAGCTCATTTGAGCGGATATGATATCGTGTATACGCATACTTTAGTCTTTTAACTTACCAAATGCTGCTTTTACGATGTCTTTACTAATTTTACCTTCACGCTGTGCTTCTTTAATCATACGCACTGCTGCTAAGTACTTGTCTTCTTTCATTTCACGGCCAGTGTCATCAAAAGAATTATCTGCGGCATCTGTGCCTTCAAAATCATCTACTGGTGCTTCTGCATCCATGTCTAAATCTACATCCATATCTGGCATTTCGTCACCCATTGGTGCTTCCATATCTGGTGTTGTATCCATGTCTGTTACTGGTTGACCTTGTGCTGTTAGCACTGCGTTACTTACTTGGTCATTTGCAGTTTTTACTGCTTCAAGAGCTGATCCAATTGCTGCTTCTGCTGCGGCATTAAATGCTTCTGCTTCTGCTGTTCCAACTTCTTCTTTCATTGCATTAGTGATTGACATAAGGTCTTCCACTTGCATACTTGCTAAATTTTCCGCCATCTTTTGTAGATCGTCGGCCATTTGTTTAGCTGCTAATAATACTTCGGCCTGATCTAGGTCCGCTGATTCAGTAATGTTGTTCACTGTTTCTTCCTTGGCTGTGCTAATTGCTATTGTTAAACCTTCTTTAATAAGAAGTAATTTTTGATAGTCTTTGTTTGATTGGTCAATACCACTGTCACGCATTTTTTGAATACGTGTATCAGTTGATTCTGACATTAATGTTAGTTTGTTTTTAGACGCTTTAAAATTCACGTTTACATCGAACACTTCTGATAGTGTTTTTTGTAGCTTCGCAAATGCGTTCTCTTGCAGATCACTTAAAATCATAGAATTTTCCTCGCTAGTTTCTGTTATAATAGTATTTATGCAAGGCGGCTAATTAAAGTAACTTTTTAATGTTTGCTTTAATATTTTTCATTTTACCTACAGAAACACTGTGCTTTGCCATATAAACATCGTATTTTGTACTTTCGGTAATTACTTTAGCACGTTTTTTATAACCTGCAGCTTCATCAAATTGATTAGAATACTGTGCATCTAGTTCTACAATGCGGGTTATTACTGAACTTGATGACTTATTAGAAAGCATTGCTTTAATAATTGCCATAGTACTTTCAAATAATGCCAAATCAGTATATAATGGAATGTCGTCTTCACAAATAGTATAATATGTTTTTTTATATCCGTATACACTACGTTTGTCTAGTGTTACGTTAATGCCGCCAATAGTGAAACTTTTATCATTTGTAGAACTAACACTTTCGTTAACAACAGTTTCTACACTCTCTGTATTTGCTGTTGCTGATTGTAATTTTTCCAAGATACTATACATCTCTTTAGCGTCTGTACTAACACTATTAGGTACAACTTTACCGTCTGACGATAATCTTGGTTCTGGATTAGTATGTGCATTACTAAGTTTATCTAAGATATCTTGCATTGCTTTTGTTTCTGGTGATGACATGGTAGGCTCCTGTTAATGATTTCCGCACTCACCAAGACTGCTCTTGATGCGACTATAATAAGTTTTCTTTTCTCTGATTGATCTTTTTACTACACCTTTGCGCACAAGTTCTTGTGCTACGTGTTGTTCTCTCTCACTTAGGTCAGCTTTGCATTGTTCGTTGCTAAGTCCTTCCCACATTTTGAATTCTCTATTACTTAAAAATACATTTACACCGCCTGGTGTTTCAACAAGTTTCATCTTTTGGACGCCATCTTGGTTACTAATGATTTAAGACGTTCGATCTCGTCTGCATTTCCTTGGCTTTGTACTGTATTTGTGTCTCTTTGTCCATCTTCTGGACTTGCTGGTTTTCTCATACCTGTGCCTGATCCTACACCTGCTGTTGTTCTTTCAGCGCCGCCGCCACGTACTGCTCTATCTTTTTTATCTGCTCTATTCATTTGGGCATTTAAAGTATTTTGTTTACGTTGGGTGGCTCTACTTGCTGCACCTGTGCCTGCTGATCCGTATGCTTCGTCAATTGTAATGTCAATATGTTCTAAGAAACGGTCACTGTCTTCAGTCTTCATAGCATCAACCAGATCCAATGTCTGGGATAGCTTTAACTCTCTAAGCTGTTTACTAATTTCTTCTGCTGGTATCTCTCTACCAAACTTCATACTAGCATATTCTATTACTGTGTCAATGATTGAATCGCCTTTAATTTCCATTTTATTATTTCCTTAGAGCTGTTGTATAGTTATTTATCCATAATACAATCATACGCTGTATAATATACGTTGAAAATTATTTAGTTATATGATTATCTTGCTTTATTTAATCTTGCGGCAATTTTACTTGCTGGATTAGTACGCTTAGTACGTTGTGCTTTTTTAGACATTCTAGCACCTTTACTAGCTTTAGTACGTTTCATTACAAAACGTTTTTTTAGGTCAAAAGGAGCAACACATGCCTGTGGACTACTTACCACACGACCTTTGCGCTTACCAACAGTACAACGGAATTTCTTAATTACTGATTTGCCACGACGAGCAAACACAACTTTTGATTCTGATACTACTGTATTATATGATTCTGTTAAAAATTTCATTATGAGCCTATTAGTGGTGATATATTTTGTAAGTTTAACAACAATAATACTATTGTTGACAATAAGCCAGCAATCACCGTTGCTGCCGCGCCAATAACTAATTTGTTACCTGATACTTTATCCATTACTTGCTTTTCAGCCATAGTTGCCACAGAATCAGCTAAGTTATCTACCTTGCCTTCTAATCTAATTAATTTCTCTTCCAATACGCGATACCTTTCCGCACACAAATCTACATGTGCCTCTAGATTTTCACGCTCCAGTCTTGATATTGTCATGGTTTAATTCACCTAAGCTGATATTCTCAATAAAGAGCATCAAGCCCAATACATATATATTTATGCATTCTTATACAATTTTAACATACGTGTTATAGGTATTATTTCCAGTATCAATACACTGCTCTCCCAATGTTACTGGTATGTTATGCAAGTCACTATTAATATAATGAATTGGATTATCTCCGCTATTCCATGCTTTACTAATATCACAATCAAATTGCAATATCCAACAATCTCCCAAATGTGGATCATTCTGTTGAGTTACAGATATATTTAATGGTTGCGCTCGCATACTTAATGTTTGTAAAAAACTATTAAGATTTTGTTGTTGTTTATATTCTAGCGAGTTACCTTTTGGGTTTGTGCATTTAGTATTAGTAATATCTACCAGTGTTATTATCTGGTAGCTATCTTGTGTTTGTGTTGACATTAAACGTCCAAATTCTTACCTATCATATAACCAGCTGCAAACGAACCAGCCTTACGTGCAATTGATTTTGCAATTTTAGCTGTTTTGCTTGGTGTTAGTACTAGTTTATTATCTTTAGCAAAATTATTAAAAAGCGGAGCCATATCGCTACGCATTGCATCACTACGATAATATCTAGATAAATGATTACCAACTAACTGGCGTTGTTGTGAATTTAAAGTTGACCAATCTTGTCCAAGTCTACGTGTTGCACGTAATTTGGGGTCAGTAATTTTTAAATCTCTTTCAAGCTTCATAAAAAATGAGCTTGCTTGCTGTGGCGTTAGGTTTCCTGTCTTAATACCATTTAAAAATCTTTTAACTTTTACTTGGTCAACATTAACCTTTCCCATGTGCATTGATGCTTTTGCATCGCCTTTAAAATACTCAGGGTGTTCTAAACTATGAATAGTTTGATATAAGTCTGTGCCACCTGGACTAGGTCTACCAAATCCGCCCATAGATGCGGTTTTAGTTGCATACTTTTTTGCTACAGGAGCATAATTATAATCATTGCTCATAATATACAAGCTTAATAAATTAGCAAACATATGGTTAGTAAGAGTATTTGCACCTGATTTAGATACTTGATCGCGAGTTTTAAACATACGTGCTTCGCCAAGCTCTTGAAAAAACTTTAACCCTTTGTCATCTTCAGGAAGAGTGTGTCCACCTTCAATTAATGCCCATTCGCTTGCTGTATACTTGTCCATTATCTTTCCCTTGTTGCATTTGCTTTTGTAAATCCAGCACGATTAACTAATTTTACATCCTTGCCAACTACATAGCCTTCTCCGCCACGTTGACCGTCTGTGTATGCTTCAATTTCTGCAGGTTGACTATCAAGCATTGCAATCATTTTATCTTTAACAGTAGAAATGCCATTGACAAGTTGCCATAATGAATTAAATCCATCTTTGTTGTCTGATACCCATTGTGCTACACGTTGTTTTTTAATATCACTTACCTTTGCATTTTTTAGCCACTCAACAAAGCCTGCGCCTGGAGTTTCGCCACTTTTAACCGTACTGTTAATGTATGCATATAATAAGTTTTGGAAATCTTTCATTTTTAGTTCATCTGGTGGATTAATTAGTGAGTCAATACTAGAACCAGCACTGCCTACCATTTGCTCTAATTTTTGTAACGGTCCAGCAAAGTCTTTAGTATCTTGATTTGAGCTAATAGTTACTGGAGGAAGTATTAGTAAGTCTCCTGCTTGGAAATTAGTTGTATCTGGTTTACTTTTATTACCGTCACTATCCATTTGAACATGTACTACAACGCCAACTTTACTTTGGCTAATTTTTCCGCCAATATCACTATCTGGATCAACTGAGTACATTGTTGTGTTTGGTTGAAATGCCAATCTGCCGTCTTTAAGACCTGGCGTACTAGTATACATAAGATCCCCTGCAATAAATCCACGGAAATCTGCAGGCGTAGCTGATTCAAATGCTGGCCAAATACCTGCCATTTTTTTAGCAAATGCTTTACGTTCTTCTTTTTTGCTTGGATCTTTTAATTTTCTGTTTAAGAACATTTTTTGTAAATCACTTGGACTTTTTACTTTGCCGTCATAACCTTTTGCACCAAATCCACTTTTATCAGTTAGAATAAATTCTCCTGCATCGTCACGACCAAATACAACGGCTGGCGAGCCGTCCCATTTAATAGTAGTGTCTTGTGGGCTTGTTTCTAAACTGCGTAATGCATTGACTGCTCGTTGGCCGCCTTGCTTACCATAAAATATTACTAAATCTTCAACGTGGTTGATATCACGTCCTTTAGATTCTTTAAGGTCTGAATTAACACCAGTTTTTTTTCTATAATCAGCTAAATCTTTATCAGCATCTTTAGATCTTTTTTTAGCGGCTTTAGCATCTTTAACATTATCTGAATGCATTTTGTCTGCATCAATTCCATGCTTTTTTAGCTGTTGTGTAAATGCAGCTCTGCCAAACGCTTCGCCTAAATCTCCTGCATCTACAGTATATAAAGAATCACGCTGAACTTTACGATGTTTTCTATTGTCTCTACTAGTGCGTGTCTTTTTGCCGCCTAAAATATCTTTAATTTTCATTTATTTGATCTCAGTTTTTTAATACCACGAACAAATCTATCATTGTCACGATTCTTAATACTAAGCATGATACGTTTTTGTAGATCAGAAGCATCTTCTTTACTATAGCTATTTTCAATCATTTCTAATAGATTAATAATACTACTGATGGCATTGATGCCTCTACTTTCAAGTAAATGATTTTTATCTCTACTTGGTGTAATGCTATTAATTTCTTCTAGCAATGAACGTGTCATTTTTTTCATTATATCAACTCCGTGGTAACTTATATACTGTATTTAGCATAAAATGTTTATTAGTCTTGTTTCTTTAAAATACTACGTAATCGATCTGAATTATCAATAGCTTTTTCAGCTGCTGCATTCTCAGACAAGCTTTCAGCTTTTGCCCCTACTTCTGTTTTCTTCTTAATTCTGTCGTAGATACTAGTTACTGCATGTGTTTCGTTATCTGCGTCATCTTCATCTAAATCACTAATGCGCAATCCTTCTACATCAAACTTTAAATCAACCTTTTGTCCAACCCCAGCACTACTACGAGTTTTCATAAACTGGATTTGATAGCGTCCACGTTCACGCATTGCTTGGCTTGTAAAGATACCAATAACATTATCTGCTGTATTAACTTTACTAATACCACCTGAAATATGACTATTATCATATTCTACTTCTTCAACAGCACCACGATTCAACTGCGAGGCTGTTGCAAATAGCAAATCATGTTCTACTGCAAAGTTACGCAATTCCTCTGATACATATTTGTCCTTTACAAACATATCGCTTACGTTAACTTTAACACCAGCGGGCATCATCAAGTCCAAATAATCCACACACATGGCATCATATCTTACACCATGTTTAATTTCTAACTCACGCTTGTATGCTGTTAGATCATTAATAGTAATACCATTTTTAAGTTGTACGATTTGTAAACGTCCACTTTTTTTGCCTTGCATACCTACTTTTAAACTAACATCATCTACATTTTTAAATACATCTTTTGTGTTAAATCCAGTAAGCATACTATCGAGACGCATACTACATAGTTCTTCACTAAGCTCTAAACTAACATAGATAACATTATGTCCTTCAGTAGCCCAGTTCAATGCTAAGTTTTGCAAGAACAAACTTTTACCACCACCTGATACTGCTGCAAATATGTTAAGTTCGCCTCTGTTAACGCCGCCATATAGTTTATGATCAATAGTTTTCCAACCAGTACTTGTGCCGCCACGAGCTGCACGTACTTTCTCAATACGCTCTGCTGGATTCTCCCAGTAGTTCGTACCCATATGCTTGGCTAGTCCAATTTGTACCGCATCTTTGATTATCTTTTCAACACTACCAAACTCACCTTTTTCCAATAAGTCTGCACTGTTTAGGATTGCACGTTCAAGTGCTTTGTGTTTACAAAACTGTTCAAACTCGTCTACAAACCATTCTTTATGTCGATCATCAATTTGATCCCCTAGCCCTTGCAGTTGTAAGCCTGTTACTGCTTCAATTTGCGGCTTTTCTGGAAGAGCATTATAGCCTTCA